CCTGGTATACGGCCAAATTGATTTATATCATAAAAGTACTGTTCGAATATATCCAATTGTGCTTGATTAGCAAACAAGTTAAATTGCTGAGGTGTTACATATCCTCGTTGTTCTTTATTAAGTATTGCTAATACTCTTTGATATACAGTATCTACGCTTACAGCCATAATTTATATTTTGTTATTATAATAATAGGCCACCCTTAGATAGCCTATTACTATAAAAGGTGACTATTTAAGTCTTTTTTCTATATTCTTGTAAAGCTCCATACCCTCGTCAGTCTTAAAGTATGCACTTAGTGCAGAATAAGGATGTTCATCAAATGGTACTGTCAATACTTTTTTACCACTCTTACCATAAGTAAATGTTCTTTGGTCTTGTGATAAGTTTAATATACCAGCTTCAATTGCTTTTGCACCAAAGTTTCTCAACTCAGTGTTTTCATCTTGTGCTAGTTGTAAAAATAGCTGAGGATTTTTTCTAGCAAATACTAATAAATCTCTTTTTAATTCTTCTGAAGATAATCTATTAACTTTTTCTCCAACTTCAACTCTTAATATAGCTTCTGCCTCATCTACTGTAGCTTGCTTAGCAAGATTTAAAGCTTGCAATTCAAACTCAATCCAAGCAACTTCATTTACTGCTTGCTCTTTTGGTTTTATTTCTTCAATAATACCCTCTTTCATATACGGGTGATATAAGGATAAAAACTTTTGAAGAGTTACATCTTCTTTTTTTACTCTTAATTGCCCGTTTCTAAATATTACTCTACCCATTGTTGCTTTCCCTTTTTGTTCATCTACAAAAACAGAAGGCTGATTTGTTGCGTATCGTAATTCTCTTTGGTAACCTAAATTTTCATCAAACCATAATAAAGCTTTTCTTTGTGAATGAGCTGTTGGTATGGTAAATATTAAAGGTTTTTTATTTTTGGTAAGTTTATAAAGTCTATCTTTAACTTCCCATTGTGTTGCTGTTTTAGCCATGATATAATATAATATAATTGTTAATAAAAAGTAAAGATTGGGTGCCCGAAGACACCCGTTCCTTACATTAGTTTACTACTAAGTAGCTTTGAATAATACAAAGTTGTTAGCGGCTTGCGTACACATTGTTCTCTCCGATAAGAAGTTAACAGTCATTGTGTCTGCGTCACTTGTATAGTTACCACCAACTGAACCAGTTACCCAAGATTTTAACCTTCTGTCATCAGCTTCAGAAGCTCTGTAGCGAATGTGTAAGAATGGTCTTGAAATATTCTGTCCTAATTGTTGATCGTAAACTGTAGAAGTTCCTGCTGGTACTAACACACCTTTAATATCGTCAATAAGTCCTCTAGTTGTAGAGTCATTTAGATATTTCCAGTCAGTTTTGTAAAAGTCATATGCTCCACGTCTGAAACCAGAGAATCCTAAGTTAAGCGCCATATCTTCAGAGTTATCAAATACACCATAAGATGTACCTCCTGCTCCGTAAGAATTTTGCTGTGCTAACATAGTATCAATATCAAGAGATGTCTGTCTGTCTAAGAATAACATGTTCTCTTCAATTGCTCCCTGCTTATCAAGCTCTTGTAGAATAGTATCGAACTGATCGATTCCTGAACCACCAGCAGCTCCCGCAGGTTCTGCAAATGCTGGGTCATTATATACCAATCCTCTTTCTTCTAGTGTAGCAAATAAACCTTGCATACCTTGTAGGTTTCCACCTTGGAATCCTGTAAAGCCTGGTACACCTGCTACCACTTGCTCTACATTCTTTGATTCTACCATACTCATTTCTAAGTAATCTTCGAATCTAATTCTAGACTCGTGCTCAGATTTTAAGTACCATAGATAACCACCTGTACCAATTTCAGTAGTAACTTCAACCCATCCGATTTGAGCAACGTCTGAACCGTTTACTTCATACTTATCTCTGATGATAATTGGTTGATTACTAAAACTTGTAAAGGAAGCATCAATAGAATTTCCACCCTCTGGTGATCCTTTTTTGTATTCTGAACCGAAAACAAATAAGCTTAACTCCCCACCTGCAGCAGCTCCTTGAAGGGCTACATCTAGTACGTTGTTAGCGTCATCATATACATCAATATTGTATGTTTGCAAACCACCTGCAACAGGTCCTGCTAAACTATTAATGTAAATATTATTTGTATCGTTTCCAAGTGCGATAACACAAGTCATACCAGGTCCTAAAAGTGGTACATTCCCATCAGCTCCCGGAGAAGGTAATGAAATTGTTTGTCCACCCGGGCCTGCGCCTGGTGCATTTGATGTAACTGTATCATATGCAATGTGTAATCTTCCTTGTTCTGACCAAACTACTTGGTCTGATGCCATAGGCATCTCTGCCCCTACCATTCTTAAGAAACCAGTAATCGTTCTGTTTCCATAACGCTCTACTTCTTTCTCGTAAACTTCAGGTAAAAATTGTTGAGTCCAAGTCATATCGGCTAGTGATAAATAGTTATCACCAAATAAACCTTGTACGGGTCTTGGAGTCAAATGCGCTAAGTTGGCCAACGTTGGTGGCGCTTGCGCAAATCCTGGTGCTGCCATAATTTACTATTTTAAATGTTTAAATGTTTTAATTTTAAGTTTACTGCTATCATTCCCCGAACCAACTGATCTAACATTCCAACCATTGGCAGTCTTAACATCTGAATGGACACCTCTCGCCCCCATCTTAACGTTTTTGGCTTTTGTTGTACTGTCTTTAATTGCATCTGCTTTACCTTGTTCGTAAAAGTGTTTTGCAACTTGATCTGGATTCATAGCTGTAAATAAGCTTTTATGATAACCGGAGGCATCTGACATTTCATTATTTTCATTCAAGAACTTCTTGACAAAATTGTTAATGTCGCTCTGGCTATCCTTGACCTTGTTTGCGTCTTTAACATTAAACCTATATTTTTTATCGCCGACGTTATATTCAAAACCTTTGAAATCGTCATTGAAAACTTGGTTTGTTTTATTTAAAAACGCATCAGTCTGCTTTTTAGCTACGGATGATTGCTCTTTTTGTTCTTTATTATATCGGTTAAAGAACTCTACCGCTTTTTGTTGTTCCGGTAATAATTTACTACCGCCTTTTATTTCTGCATAATATTTAGATTTTAATCCATCTAAATAATTTTTTGCATTAGCAAGTTCTTCTTTTCTTGCTATTTTCTTTTTTCTAATATCTTTTTCATCGTCTTCATCTTCATTATAAGAAAACTTATCTTCCATAATAAAGTTAATTTCGTCTCTATCAAGATGAGGTTTCGATGTTTGATAATACTCTGCTAATAGTTGATTTTCATTTAATGAATCATAATCAGTATTTAGCTTTACGTAGTCTTCTAAACTACCTCCTGTTTCATTTACAAAGTCTACAACCTTTTGAATGTTTTCAGGCAATTCTATACCAGATTCTTTTTGTTCCGCTATTGCTTCAGCTACATCTTCTTTTAATTCTTGTGTAACTTCTTGCGTTATTTCCTCTTTCTTTTCTTCCGTTATTTCTTCAAGTACAGTTTCTTCTACTGGTTTTTCAGGTACGGATTCTTCAGCTTGAACGGGCTCTGGTTGTTGTGGTATTTCTTTTTCCACTTCTTGTACAGGTTCGGCTTGTTTATCTGTAACCACGTCTGCTGCTTCTTGCTTTGTATTGGCATCTTGTTCTGGTTTTTTAGTTAAATCAAGTTTTATATTACCAGTTTCCTCGTTAATAACGGCTGGTCCTGTTTGAGCTGGAGATTCTTTAACTTCAGCTTCTTTTGTTTTTTTGGTGTTTTTTATTTTAAAACTACCTTCTGTTTTTGCTGCTTTAGCCATGATAAAATATTATATAATTAATTGTTAAAATTATCTAGGTTCAAATCCACCTAGACCAAAACCGCCACCCATTATGTCATTACCTCCTGACTCAAAGTCTTTCGGTGGAGTGTCGTTTTTTCTTTGAGAAATCATTTCTGATTGTTGCGTGCCAATTATTTTAGCTCGCTTGTCTTTACGATCCTCAATTTCTTTTTCGCGATTAGCATTATTTTGAACTTCCATGCCTTTAAGCTGCATGTTATATTGAAATTCTAATGCCATCAATTGTTTTTTAGCGTCAACTTCCACGCCTATTCTTTGATTCTCAAGCTGACTTTTTAATTGCTCTAGTTGAGATTTAGTTTGGAATAGCGCTTGATCTTTTTGTACTTCCGCCTGTGCAGCTACTTGTTGAGCCTGAGCATTAGCATTTGCTTGTGCCTGTATATTTGCCTGCTGCTCTTCCTGTAGTCTTTCTTGGCGTTTTTTCTGTCGCACTTTTAATAGCTGATTTGCTAACTTTATATTTTGTACTTCTCTGATGTCAATTGCATCTGATAAATCAATAAGCCCACCACTTAATGCGGTTTGTATATTGTTTTCTAACATTGCTTTTTCCTCATCATCCGGAGTTAATTCTAAATAAATACCGAAGTCATGAAGATGTAAATCTTTCATTTCATTTAACGTCGCTACATTAAAGCCACCTATTTTTTGAATAAAAGCTTCTTTGGCAGGGTGGTATTCTAATATATCTGATATCCTTAATGATAAGCACTCCGCGGTTTCTCTTGTTAGATATAAGCCAGCATCTAATATATGTCTTGTTGCTGTATTGCTATTTGCGGCCGCTAATTTTTGTACACCTACTAAAGCTCTAGAGTCAGGGGTACTAGCGTCTCTTGCCTCATTTAAACCGGTAACATCTCTTATCATTTGCAAATAATAATTGTAAGTAGATATTAATGTTTGTAATTTTTGACCACCACTACCAGTTTGCACTTCTTGAATAGGTACTTTGCCTGGGTTCATATCGCCCTCTTGCGTAAAAGATCTACCTATAATAGAACCTGTTTGGAAAAACATATTTAATGCTTCTTGCGGATTGTAATTAGTACCATTACCTAAATCAACTTCATTTAAACCGTCAGCATCTAAATACACACCATCTGGTATCATTCTTTGTAATACTTGCTGTAATTTTAAATGTGTTAATTGAATCATATCTGCAAACGCAGTACATCTACTTACAATAGATTCTATTCTGCCTTGATACATTCTAGGCGCTGTGATAGCGTAGTTTAATTTAACTTTAGTTTCATCAGCCTTTGGTCTCATCATATTAGGTGCCATTTCCCATTTAAGTAAAATATTACTACCTAATACCATAACACCTTCATATAATACTTCAAGAGATCTTTGCATTTTTCCAAATTGCTCTTCAAATATTTCTTTAGGCGGATCAAAAGAATCATCTCTTGCTATAATTTTTGTAGCGCCAGTTGCTGTCTCTTTAACTTTGTAAACTTCGTTCATGTAAGTTTTAAAATTAAAGTATAATATTTGCACAACATTTTGATCGCGATTATTGTTGTACATATTACTTATATTATTATTCCATACACCCCAATTCTGAGAACCTTGTTGTTGGATCTCTTCCATTTGGTCTTGCGTTAGGTTCGGAAACTGCTTTTTAAGCTCGTTTAAAGGAACGAATTTAACCTCCCCTACATAATATACATCTTGAAAATATGGATCCTCCGTATACGAATAAACCATATAAGCTGGGTCTACA